GCAACAGGTGAAATACGTTTTAGATGGAAACCTGGGGCAAGTGACAGTGTTGCAGGTGGTAATTTAATAATTAGCCCGAATGCTAAAATTCAATATGATAATAATGGTTTAACTTATTTTTTGAGAACAGATAAAGATGAGTTTTTATTACCAAAGAGTTCTAATAATTGGGTTAGAGCAAATATTATTCAAGGTGAATTAGAAAATCAAACACAAACTGGAAATGGAGAAAGCATACAAAGTTTTAACATTCAAACTAATGGTACAACGGATCATAATTTAGTAAAGGTAAGTGTTAATGGTGAACAATGGACTAAATTTAATTCATTGTATGAAATGTTGACAAGCGATAAAGGTTATTTAGTAAAAACTGGAATTAGCGGGGGAATTGATGTTTATTTTGGAACTGGTAATTTTGGTATTGTACCTTCAAATGGATCTACTATTGAAATAGAGTATATTAAATGTCAAGGAGCTGAAGGTAATTTAAATCAAGCAGGTGACCTTACATTTAAATGGGTTGATGAAGGTAAAGACTCAACCGGAGATACGCATGATTTAAATGAGTTATTAGACGTTGAAACAACTACTTCACCGTTTATGGGAGCAGATCCTGAAAGTATTGAGTTTACAAAATTAATGGCACCCTTAGCAAGTAAAAGTTTTGTACTTGCAAATCCTGATAATTATGAATATTTTTTAAGTAGGTATGCCCAATTTAGTTACTTAGATGCATATAACACAACGGATGACGGATACTTGGACGACGATAATGTAATTTATATTTTTGCAATTCCAGATTTAGAAAAAAGATTATTAAAAGGAACTGACTATTTTTCAGTTGACGAAAGTGAATTTTTCTTTGGTAAAGACGAAACCGATAGAATGCTTGGTGTAATTGAAGATAGTGGTCAGCAAATGGTTACAAGTGAAGCAATCTTTGTACAACCTGAAGCTGTTAAATATAGAATGGATGTTTCAATTAGATGGTTTGAAGGATTTAAACAACAAGATATTTTTAATGACATTAGAGCGGCTATCTCTAACTATTTAATAAAAACAATACGTAGAGACAAACTACCTAAGAGTGATATTATTGCAATTATAGAAGGTATTGAAGGTGTAGATGCAGTAAATGTACAATTTGTATCAAGTATTGAAGAGCAAGCAAGAAAAGATGGATATTATACTTATAATCAAGTTACTGTAACACCATCAACTCCAGAATTAGAAGGAGCAGATGGAGATCAAAAGAGACTTGTATTTTTTAAGAGAACTGAAGAAACTAAGAAAGTAACATTAAACAATCCTGAATTATTAGTACCAGTAACTGGTGAACAGGCTATAAAAGATTGGTATAATAAAATAGGACTTGATAAATATGGAGATATTATTTTAGATAAACAAGAAGTAGCAGTATTTAGAGGCGGATGGGAAGATAGAGATGGAGAACTAGTAAAGGATGAGCCAGCAATTGGAGAAATGGCTTCATTATCAGTTTACTTTGATAACCCTCCAGTGCCAAGAACTATTTATACAAGAGTTCAGGCAGGAAATAGAAGAGCAAGATAATGGGATTGTATGATGATTTATATAGATATAAGAGAGTAAAACTCTACAGTGCTAGGAAAGAAGCAAAAAACAATAAAAAATATTTAGGATTGGACTATAAAAATACTTTTATAATTAACTTTTTATCTAGACATATTTGGAGGAATGATAGAATGTATGATTTTTTAGGATTTTGTACTGACTACTTTTATAACACAATTAAACAAATCCGTGTAATGAAAAACTGGAAAAATTACACATCAAACAAAGATGATAAAAGCGTAAGATAATGGGCAAGTATTCACATTTAAGGTTTTTTAATGGTGTTGAAAATGAATTAAATCTCAACTACGATTCTACTAATGAAAAGTGGAGAGGGACTGTTTATTTACCAGAGGTATCAGTTGGTCTATATGAGACTTTTAACTTATTTATATTAGAAGAGCTTGTAGATCCTACTGGTTATGTTGTATATGGTAGACCTGTTTCTGTAGATAGCAGCGGTAGTAATTTTAAATTTAGTTGGAAAGATGACATATATGCAAGTCAAGATATTTTTATTTATGGCACACAATTAGAAGATAATGTTTTAAAGGTACAAAATTTAGATAGTTTAAATATTCAAGTCTTAGATCACGTGGATGTTGTATCAGTGGTAGCTGGTCTAAAAACTGTAAATAGTTTTACAAACGACGCATTACAGGCTAATATTGCTCTTTCATCTCAGTCTGAAAAAAGACATGAAAGAACATTAATAATTACCGATGATAGTGATGGTCATGTTGTTGCTGAAATATTAATTTATGGAGAAACTATAGGAGAAGACGAGAGAATGAGAGACCTGTTGCAAAATTTAGGTGCAACATTAGATGATGGTGATTTTATAATTTTTAAAGAGCACGATATTAATGAGATGGGAATTGATTGGAGACTCATGAATCTAAAAAGAAGAGAGCTACTTTTAGAATTACACAATATTAAACCTTTCGTTGGAACTTATAAAGCTGTATTAAATGCAATTGATTTTTTCGGTTATAATAATATTACACTTAAAGAATATTGGCTAAATATAAATCAAGATAGTGATAGTTTTGGAAAACTAAAAGCTGTATCAGTTCCAGATAAAAACGCCGGATTTAGTTATAAGAAAAGAAAGCAATTTAATTTGCCTTCTACTACAATGAAAAAAACAAGCAGATTTTCATTGGTTTATAAATTAAACGAACCTAATGGATCATTTGATTATTGGGATATTCCTAATGTCGATGAGGTATTTGATTTTACACCAGAAGAAATTTTAATAAAACTATACGGGCTTAAAAATAAATTACAAAGAGAGTATCTTCCACTTCAAGCAAAAATTGTAGATATTACAGGAGAAGGAAGTTATTTTGATCAAAAGAATTTAAACGTTTGGAATAATCAACAGCCGATTGTTTCATTTAACGAGGGAAAAGATGTTGAATTTAAAGTATATCCTGAGAATAAACAACTTTACATTGAAGATTATGCACTTGTTTCAAATAATAATATTTTAATAGATAATGTAGATTTTAAACCAATAGATTTAAGTGGATTTGGAGACTTAAACGAAACTGAATATGAAACTTTATTATTAGATTTTGAAACATTTTACAATAATTATTATATAAATAAAAAGGAAACTTTTAACAATGATACTCCTGGAGCACATTCAGTTCCAGTTGGAGCTCCTATAATTTTAGAATGTACATCACTTCCACATGAATGGGAATTTGCTAACTTTACTTGGTTAGACGCTATTGATTCTACTATTACTTGGAATAATTGGTGGAAACAACACGTTTATGAATTAGAATGGGTAGTTACAGGACCTAAAGGATATTCACAGTCGTTTAGAGGGAGTATTGGGTATTATGAAGCCAATGGAACTTTTCATCCTGGATATTTAAGGTTTCCAATGATTGTTCCATTTGAAGGAAATTACAATGTAGAATTAAGAATGTATGACCTTCAAGGATTTATGAGCTTTAGAAAAGAATCAGAATTTTTTAACGTAAAGGTAAAACCTCTTGAAATATATGGAATATATCAATGGAAAGAAGACATTGAATGGAAAGATTGGAAAACCCAATGGAATAAAAGTGGAGGTTATTGGGATATTCCTTCTGAAAATTTACAAAAAGTACAAGATAGCTTTCAATCTTTATATCTTACAATGGATAGGGCTAATTATATTAACGATGATTCTCAAGGAAAAATATTTAGCACAGTGAGAAGATATATTGATAAAAATTTATCTAATCCAACTGGATATGCTGAAACTACTGGTCCTTATAACTGGGATGAGATGGAAAATATAAGATGGATAGATGGACAACATAACTGGTGGAATGCTACTAGAATTGGGATGGATTTAACATCTAGCTTTAAAATATACGATATTCAACAAGGTAGTCTTTTAACTATTACTCATAAAAATCCTACTACTAACTTAATTGAAACTGCTAGCCATATATTGTCAGCCATTACTCCTACTGGAAATACTGATATTACAGGTTGGCAAGCAGTTGCCGATGAATTAAACGCATCTACTAATTCTATTATAAGTAAATTTAACTATAATCCTGTATTTGAAGATACAGATGATGATGGAATTAATGATGTATTTTTATTTATATTATGTGTAGGTAAAGGTTATTCTAGAACATATAATTTTGAAACAGTTGAACTCACAAATGGAAACGTTTTAGGAGAAGTACATTATGTAAACTACAATCCAACATTTGATACTGTTAGAATAATTAACGGTAGCGCAGAAGTAGAAAGATCAACACATGTTACATTTGCTTTAGATAAATCTCAAATGGCAGGTATTAAGGGGCCTGTATGGAAGATATATAAAGATAGTAGTCAAATAGAACGTGATATATATTATGATAATATGTGGTTGACATATATCTTTAAGGAAGCAGGTTCTTACAGAATTTCAGCTGAGGTTGAAGATACTAATGGCAATACTAATATTGTCGAAAGAAATATGATAATTGTAAAATAAAAAAATAAAACTATGGCGGTTACAGAAATTTTAGGAACAGATTCTCTTTCTTCATCAAGAATTACTCTAAATGATAATTTCACAACAATAGAAGATGAAATAACGAATTTAAAGGGGTATTTGGATCCAACTGCTGCAACTCTTTCAGGAGTTACAGTAGCAACAAGTCAACTCGCAGTTGGTGCAAGTGTTTTAAACGCTTCGTCTGCTACTATTGGAGTTGCAACTACTATTAGTGCCAATGTAACACTTGGTGCTAGTGTTATTAAATCAGGAATTAGCGGAACAAGTTCTGCTGGTTTAACTACATTGCCAGCTACATTAGCTCATTCAACTTATTTTGTTGATGCTACTGCACAAATTGCATTGGCAGCGAGTACAATAGTTGGACAAGAAATAACATTAATAGCACAGGTGAGTGGAGATATTGAAGCGACAAATGTTGCAGGTGCAGCTTCAATTACTTTAGCACAAAACGGAACATTAACTTTAAGATCTGATGGTACTAGTTGGTACATTATTGGTTCTTATGGTGCAACTATTGCTTAAAAATAAACTTATTATAAATGGCTACACCATTAGTTAGAACGCCGCAAATACAGGGAGGAACAATGTACGCTTTCGCAAGTGGTACAAGAGATTTGACTCGAGCTTTTCAAAATCCAGACATTAAATTTGAATTTAGTAAATATGCTCTGTTAGATATTCCAAATTTTGAAGAGTCTGTAAATGGCAAAAATACAGTTGATTTTGATCAAATGTTAGACTATAGCAATGTAGCTTACTCTCCAGTTGGAAATGCTGGACATGACTTTGCAATTACATTTCAAAATTATGCTCTTAACTTAGAAGAAGAGCTATTACAAGATGATGACTTTGACAGTGCATTGTATGGATCAGATGCTGAACAAATATTTTTTAAGTGGTTACATAAAATGGGTGCGATCAGATTTAAAACCGCCGATTCAACTGAAGCAACCCTAACAGGTTTAACTACTGAAGAATTAAACGCAACAGGTACTGGTACAGACTATGATAGAGTAGTTAAATACTTAGGAAGTATTGATGTTGGTAACGATATTCAATATAAAGGCAACGCCTACCATGAAGTATACATTAACGTGCCGTCATCCATTGGCTACACGCCAACAGTTTTATTTAATTCTAAAACATATAACACCACGGCTAACAAGGTTTATCCTGAGGCAACAATCAGTGGTAGAAACGGACAGACACATCCTGATGTTAACATGAATTTAGAAACTTTAGTTGATACAGTAGATACTTCTGATCCACAAAACTTAATTCCTTATTATGACATTGATGTAAATTCAACTCCTAATTTTGGAATTGACTGGACAGCAGGTGACTATCATGGTATTGCGACTAATTCAGATCTTAATACTTTACAGGACTATGCTAAACAAGGTGGAGACTTTAGATTTAATGCAATTCTTGTTTATTATGATTTATATAGTGAATCTGTGCCAGCAAATAGAGAAACTAATCTATACGGTATATTAATATTAGATAATCCTCAAGATAATCCTGGAGCAGCAAACAGTTCTTACATTCCTGAACTTATTAAATATAAGCCAAATGAAATTACTGGCTTGAATGGAAATGCATTTGGTCTTAAATTAAATATTAAATTTAATTCATCTCTTGATAATGTTGGCGTTGAAGTAAATATCAATGACTTTACAACATTCTCAATGGATTTATTCATGGATACGACAAGCGCCTTAGAGAATGCTGGTAAATTATTATCGGATGCAAATGCTAGATATAGTAGAATTAAAGGTAGAGTTGATGAATTAGAAAACTTAGTAATGTCAATGGATTCAAGTACTGAATTACTTAGTAGAATAACTCAATTAGAAACAGAATTTCAAAACACATCTGTTAATTTAGCAGATAGCAATAGTCTTTTACAATTAATCACAAATGCAAATCAAAGAATTAATCAACTCATAGACGGTACTATCCCGTCAGAAGTACAATATAATGTTGATGTTCTTTTCAATGGACCTGGCATTATCGTTGATAAAACAGTTCCTAACAAAATTAAAATTAAAAATGATTTAAAAGCTTATGTATTTGGAAAGCCATTTTTATGGAATGAAAGTACATTAACCGTTTCTAATGAAATTACAAGTTCAAATCAATACGATCCAGCTAATGCAACAGGCTTTGGTGTTTGGACAAGACTTAAAGAATTTTCTAACCAACTGAGACTTGCAGGTAAAACTACTACTCAGGCGGCTGATAATAATATTAATATATACATAGATGATAAACTTATAAAATGGCAAGATGGTCAAAGTTATAAGGTTGTTTTTGAAGCATTAGACTTAAATAGCAATAACATCAATATTTACACAAACTATTCCAATAGTTTTAATACACTTATTGGAAGTGTTTCAAGTGCATTGGTTGGAAGCAACCCATACTTTGAAATAGTTTGTACAAATGCGGCAACGTATGAATTTGAAATAGACATTATAAGATAATAAATGGACACACAAAACTCATTTTCTGGAATAATTAAGCAATTCACACAAATGAATGCCAATGCGTTAGAAACTTTCGAACGTATTAATGAGGCAATTACTAGTGAAAAGGATTCAATTACAGTTTCAGTAGACCTTTTTGGTACACCGGATGATGATGGTGTTACTACAATTAAAACTTATCAAATACCATCATTTGGTTTTATTGATAGAGAAATAAAAAGATTAGAAAATAATATTAAAGCACTAAGTGGCGTCGGAACTGCAGATGCAACTGTTCAAATGCCTGATGGTAGTTTTAAAAAGATTATTTCAAGAAAGCTTAAAACTCCAGCAAATGATATATCTTCAATTGCACTTCCTACAGAATTTGAAACTACTGATAATGACTTCTTTGAAGATTATTTAAACCCATTATTAACAGTTAAATTTGATGTTAGTGGACAGATTGCAGCTGACACTGAAAGAGTTTTAGTAAAAAGATATATTTTCCAAGCGAATGATGAGTTTGCGGCTGCTTATTTTGATGATAATTACAGAAACGTAGATGAAATAAGTTATCAAACACTTGTTGATGATTTAGTAAGCAGTGGAGCAAATACAACAGTTGATGAACAAGTTAGAGATTTACCATTTAAATCAACTCAATTTTATGGAGGCTTTGATGTATTGGCAGTTGAAGACGCTGAGAGAGAATTTATAGTAGATGGAGAGCCAGTAATTAGATCAGTAAAATTATACACTTTAAACAAGTTAACTTATACTGATGGAGAAAAAGCATTAAAAGATACAGAGTTTATTTCGATTGGAGACGAACTGTTAGTAAATAGTGGAAATAATAATACAAGATATAGAGTTCAAAATGTATATAGTGGAACTGGACAAGTTGAATTAAGATTAACTGAAGGATTCGATAGCATTAAAATAGGAGCTGATCAATTAAGAATTTATAAGGCATTAGAAAATACAGTTGCTTTAGGCATTAACGTTGGTTTTGATGAAAGACAAGTAGTGTTCTTTAAATCAATTGATCCTGATTCTAAAATTATTGCAGAAAACTGGTCACCTGGTGTTGGTTTTTACTCAAACGATTTAACAATTGAAAGCCAAACAGGAGGAACTCAAACATTGTCTGCATTTTACAGAGACAGTGTTGCTGATTTTGGTCAATTTATTAAATCATTAAAAGAAGATTTTATTCCACCAGCAACTGTCGGTATTACTCCAGACCCAGTATTGTTAGATGCTACTAATTTTCAAGTAGTACAAATTAATACTCACTTAACGGAGAATGACGCATTTGATAGCATAAAGAAATTAAACGGTGATAAAATTACAATTAGTGAAAGTATTAAGAAATTAGATGACACTATTGTAAGTAAGAGAAGTGAGATAGCAACTAAGAAATATAAGTCTGAAATTGAAAAAAGTAAAGACAAAAATAACTTAAATACACTTATTGAAAAAAGAAGTGGAGAAGCACAATTATATTCTTCTGTTGTAAATCAAATCCAAAGTATTAGTTCAGATCAAAATGTAAAAGACATCAAGCCTAAATTTAGAGTTAGAGGTTTTTGGAAAATACCTGAAGCTAAAACCAATGCTGATACTCTTCCACAGGAAATTATAAAATTTAAAATTCAATATAGATATGTTTCTGCAAGTGGAAAAACAAGTAATATTGAACAAATACCATTTACACAGGATAATAAAACAACTACTGCAAGTTTTTCAAATTGGAATCAATTAGATACACCGACTAGAAAAAGACAAAGAGATGTAATTACTAATAAATATATTTGGGTTACTGAAAGCGTTGAAGATGGACAAGAAGTTAATTTTAATCAATTAGATCTTCCAATTAATCTCGGCGAAAATGTTGAAATAAGAATGAAAGCAGTTTCAGAAGCAGGTTACCCTTCTAACCCTATAGAGTCTGACTGGAGTGAAACTATATTAGTTGAATTTCCAGAAGGAATGTTAGATACTACTGACATTATAAATCTAGTTGATGAAAATAGCAAAGAAACTACTTATGTAAAACTTGTTGAAGAATTAGATTCTAAAGGGGTTTATACTCACATTGCAGACAGTTTTACCGCTAACGAAAAATATTTCGTACACGGTGCAACTTCTATTGCTTCCGGGTTTTTATCATCTGAGCAGACTCCAATTAGTTTATTTGATAAATTAATAGATCTTCAAAGAGAGGTAGATAACTTAAGAGAACAGTTAGAAAACGCAGAAGGTGAGTTAATAGTTTCGATCGTTGATGAAGAAGGAAACGTTACAGTGGTTGAGGAAAACGGTACAACTAAAATATTTGCAGGGTATTATGCGGATGAAGTTGCTGATTTAAACATTAAAAAAGGACATATTGTTACAAAGACGTATAAGTTGATATTAGAAAACAGTAAAGCTACTGATTTAGAATTAATGGCTAGAATGATAGGTAAAAGAGATGAAGCTGTACAGGCTTCTTCTGCAACTGGAACTGAGGTTACATTTGAAATGGGTACACATAATTATAACACTGGCCCTAACCCTATCGTAAGTAGCAGAATAGAAAATGATACTTATTACACGGTTGAAGGTAAATATGATTTAGTCCCTATTCAATATCAAAACGTTTCTAATACAGAAAGACAAGAAATATTTAATAGTCGCGCTCCATTCCAATCTGCTCAAAGAAAAGGACAATTTATATATGGAAGGTACTTAGATGTTGCTGGTGAAAATGCGCTATACGCAACCGCTCCTCTTGATTATTTAAATGGAGACACAACCGTGGTTAATGGTCCTGGTGAATTTGAGATTTATGGAAAAAGCGGAGTTGGTACAACAGGTGATGCAACTGACTTTATATGGGATGGTGCACATGATGGTAATGGAGAGCCAACTACTGTTAAATTAGACTCTAGTTTAACTGACTACGATGAAAGCATATATGTACATATCGATCATCCTAATGTACAGAATGGATATAATTCAAATACTAATACAACAACATGGTTACCTAATTACAGTGCTCAAGATAAATTTTCTACATTAAGATATGGAGAAGAAGATTATGCAGAACTACAGACTGCCTATAGATTTGAAAAATCTATTAGCTATTTAAGAGGAATGAAAATGTCCTTTGAAGATAATGATCAATATTTATTAGGTGGTAAATCTTGTGGGGCTTACCTATTCCTATCTCCAACTAGGATAGGAAATTTAGCAGTTGATGGAGATAATAAATTTGGTAAAAGAGTTATTGGAAAAACAGATAATAAACAAGTTAATTCCTTAACATCTAAATCTTCTAATATTACAATAGATATAGTGTTTCAATATAGAATGACAGATTATTTTGGGGTAACTCAATCAGGTGGAGTTGATACATCAGACGGTAGATTAGGAGGGTTAGATACTAATAGAATATCTAATTTAACTTATTCTAAAAAAATAGGTGTGGATTTATTTGATTCTAATGACAATCAGTTTTCCTTTGATTTAGAAGTATTTTCTAAATATAAATCTAGAGGATTTAACTTAAACAATACTAAGAAAGTTAGACTTAGAAAGAACGTGACGTAATCTCTTGTATTAATTGTGATATATAATTTTATAAATTATATTATTGAAAAATAAAAAGATTAATGGCTAGAAGCATTAGAACTGACATAGAGAATAACGGTAAAGTAGATCATTTATCCAGGCCAATATTTAGAACAAATCCAAAACTTTCAACTAATGTTAAATTAGTAGTCACTGACGAGGAAATGTATCTAGATAGCATTGATGCGTCTAATCTTTTATTAAATTCAAAATATAAAAAATATTTAATAAAAGATACTGGCTCATATGCGTATGATATTTCCAAATTTTGGAGATTAAATTCTACTCCTTTAGATTTAGCTTTTAAAACTAAAAGAAATTATTCTGACTTTTCAGTATTAGATAGCTATGATAAACAATATGAAGATTCTTATTCTTATGGAACCGTTGGTAACTATTCAAAGTTATACGATTATGAATATAGAATGTTTGCACCTATATGGTTAGATAAAAACATTCCTTCTAAATTTTTAATTTATAGAATAAAAGATCCTATAAATTCTACTAATTATTCTAATGATAATAATTTAGATAGAATTAATGAAATGCTAGCTAAGTCTACTTTAATTAAAACTGTAGATTTATCAAGTTCAAGTAAAATAGGAAAGTACTTAAGAAATTATATAAGTGATGAAAACTTCCCATCTTCTCCATTAACTGTTTCCTTTGATAAAGATTCTCAAACATTTTATAACGGCGTAGATCTTCAAAAAGGCGGTTTCGTAAATAAAGGAGAGTATCAGTATAAAGACACTGTTGACTTAGATAAACCTCTTATAGAGTATAATAAATTTATAAGTGAGGGTTTTGAAAGAAATTCAATGGTATGCGCAAACTTAATTAATCTAGAATTCATGTTTGACGATGATCAAACTGAAGAGTTTTCTATAAACCGATATTTTGGCATTTATGTAGATGAACATGAAATAGGCAGCGGTTTAGTAAGTGATATTAATAATGATTTAGTTACCTTTTCTGAAATTAGCCATACATTAGATTTAAATGGAAGTAATGATTTTTATGCAATCCCAGACTCTGATTTATATAAGAAATCACCTATGTTAGGGTGGGTTAAAAGCTTTTCAGGTTACCACAACGTAAAAAACGGAGCAACCTGGAGCACAAAGAAAAATCAATTAAAGATAGATTCTAATAATAAAGACCTTAGTGCATTTTTAGGAATTAAAAAAACTGATAATTTAATAGATTTGACTGAAAATAAAGAAGGGGTTGAAGACTTCTTAAGAGTGGAAATAATAAATAATCCAATAAGTGGTGACAGTTTTGGAATACATTCTCTTAAAAAACAAAGATTTGTGGTTTCTATATTAGATAATGTAAACGACTCTAATTCAATTTTTATATATGACAATACTGGTCAATATATTGAATCTGCAATTGGTACAACTGAAAAGGAAACTTTAGAGAATATTCAAACAGCTTGGTATACTGCAAGCACGTTTGATAGATATAATGTAGAATTAGAACAAATTAATAATAAATATCAGTTAAGCTTGGTTGAAAAAGAATATAATTTTGATGAGAGTCATAACTTTTATTCATTAGATAGTGTTTCAGGTAGTTCTCCAGTTCAAGGCGTTTCTATAAGTGACACGATAGTAAAGGTTGAAAGAACTTTTACACCTATGGATGTTGTTAAAAACACATTTACCTGTGACAATTCCTTAGACAAAGGCAGGTTTACTGGTAATTCATTTTCAGGAAATGGAAGTATAAAAAACATTATTGCTGCTATTTCTAACATGTTAGATAATAAAACTAGATTTTCAACAATAGTTAGCGATGAAACTCTTTTAATAAAGTCTCCAATAAAAGGATATAATCGCAAAAGAGAAGTATTTTTAGAAAAAAATGGCAATAGTTCTTTTTTGCAAATAAATTCAAATGAAGATATTAATAATAGTTTAAACTTAGGTACACTAGTGTTAAGTACACATACTTCTTATTTTTTAAAAGGAGGAAGCAATAAAGATGAGTCAGTTTATGTTAAAACAGATGATTTAGGACAAATACAAATTGGTGAATATTTAATAAATATAGATAATTCATTTAATAAAGTTTTAGATATTGTAGAAGATTCTAGAGATATTACATCTGATTATGGGCTTTTAATTTTAGAAAATAAAAACAAGAGTAACATTGGTATTAATAATGTGTATAGAGATTTTAAATTGGGATGGGGTATGTTTAGTGCATATGATATTTATGATTTTAATTTTGATTTTTATGATACTTCTAACTCTGATTTAAAGGAATTAGAATTAGAAGATGATAACGCATATCCTAATGATAATGTAGTAGGTGTAGTAAGTGATCCAAATACTGAAATACAAGGTGATAGTCCATATGATGATAGAGATAGCCTGTTTAAGGAATCAGTTGACTATTTTTCAAATTTAACACCTATATTAAACGATGAAAGCGTTGAAGAAGAATCTCTTGAAAAAATATACAGTGAATTTGATAGGCTTCAAGAAAATTACACAACTCAATTTGCAACTACTTCTAGAATAATTCCTACAATAAACAAGTGGTGTTTAAAAGATTCTAAAAATGTTAGAGAAAACAAATATTATTTAAATGTTGATGAATCTTTTGGTGAAACAAACTTTTCACCTAATTTAGAAGTAGAGGAAAGAGATAAGGATAAAATGACACATGAATGGTTTTATTTAGACAATATACCTGATTATGTAAATACATCAAATAGTAGTGAAGTTTTTAGTTATGTAAATTTAGCAAAGGATTTAACATTTAGTTTAGAAAAATTAAAAGATGTTAATTTTGATTATTTTAAGACTTACTTTTTAGGAAGTGGGTTTATGTCAGGTTCTCCTGTTTATTTTAACAAGACTGAGTCTTTTAAAAGATACACATTGCTTGAAGGAGGTAGTTCACAGAGTTTTGCGTCTACGATATTTAAAGGCTTAAAGTTTACTCCTAAATTGAGAAAAAAAATAGAAAATAAAATAACTAAAGAGTTTATTAAAAACTCAGAATTTAACGGTTATAGATTTTCAACTTGTTTAAAAACTAGATTTAATGAAAGTACCCCTAATTTCTTAAAAGTAAATGTCATTGAAAACAAAAGATTTAAAACAATAACCCTTGTTTTAGAATTAAATTTAAGCGATGATGCGTATGATTATTTAAATAGAAAATTACTATACGAGTTAGACCATAAAACTAAAAATAATTCATATGCAGATTCTTTAATATCAGGTGCATTGGATTTAAGTTCTGTTAATTTGTTCCAAGGAGGATTTACAACAATATACGGGATAGAAGCTGCAAATGGATCTATTCCACAGTTTACTACACAAATACTCAAAGACCCTAATACTGGTCAATATGGCCCAATCTCTATAACAATTGGTACTTTAACATATTCTTTACAAGTGAATAGCGTTATAAATGATTCAGAGCTTAAGGTATCAGGGGCGATGTTAACAGATACTGGAGTTCCACAGCCTACTACATATTATTCGAATAATGATTATATGGCAGCAGGTTATGGTTATCAAAATGGTGGAATATTTGCACATAAAACCCTTTTAGAGCAATTGTCACCTAGTGGAATATCTAATATTTTAAACAATACTAACAACGCTGAATATATTACAGTAAATGAGGATGGTTCAACTATAAATAATAGATTTTATTTGCAAATAGAAGATGGTTTAGAAATAATAAAAACTTCTAAACTTTATCCAGAGGTAGACATTAATAAACCTAAGTCTTTTAAGCTATCTAATGAGGTAATTGGATATAATATACAAGAAAGAGCAGAATATTTCTCATTTTTAACTAGACAAAATGGTAATTACACAGTAGACATGCGACCTATTGTTACCTTTACCGAACCTTATTCTATGCATAAAATTGACACGGATTGGACGTCTGAATCTTATTCTAATAGTGTTTATAATTATGATATTTCTAAAGTAAATTTAAATAACTTAACAGCTGCTCTTTATAAGAAGTTAAATGGATGTGGGGTATTATTTAACGTAGGTGAAGTTAAAGACGTTAGACATGATTTGAAATGGGGATTAATTAAAAATCATTTTTTCCACAAGGTAAATGAAATTGATACCGAAGGTGTTATAAAGTTAACAGAAGTGGATGACTTATTACCTAAATATCAGTTAATTAATGAAATAGCAATAGATAAAAAAGATAAAAACGTATTTAAGTCTAGGTGGGAAAATAACTACTATACTAGAAGCTTAGATGGTGGAAATACAACGCTTTTACCAGGTACAAAAAATATAGTAGAAGAAAAGAGCTATATAGCATCTAGCGTAATTAAAACTAATGAATCTTATGATTTGTTTAGCTTTACTTCTCAACAGTTTGAAAATATAGAACAATTAAATGAGATTAGATTAGCAAATGTTACAACTTCTCAAATTAATTTCATAGATACTAAAACTGAAATAATTGCAGATTTTTATATAAATAAAAACTTAATTAGCTTTTTAGATAATAAAGGTATTAGGAAAACCCTCAAAAAATATGTTACTGCTGAAAATAGTTTTGGAAGAGTAGATACACTAGACGATGATATAGAAGGTTACATTTCTGAAAATATTATTAAAAAATATTCAATATCTTCAATAGATTTATATGTGTTAGAATCTAAAGAAATAAGTACTAATTTTGAATCTGTTGCAAGCTTGTCTATAATTGACACAGGTGGATATATAATAAATAATAATTATTCGTTTAAACTCGATCCTACAAACCCTCTTAATTTTAGATTAATATATAATAAAAAAATAGGCTTCTCTTATGAGATTAGACCTTTAGTAAAAATAAAAGCATAGGGATGGCAATTAATATAAAAGAATTATTCGACGCAGATGCAGATAATATTAAAGTTGATAAAATAAATTACAATTTCGATCAGCTATTAGCATCAGGCGGAGGCCCAATCGGCATTAAAGGAAATGATGGTCAAAGTGGTCAAACTGGTCAAAAAGGTGACACGGGTAACACCGGATCTAAAGGTGAAGTTGGAGATAAAGGAGACTCTGGTGCAAGTTCTAGTCTATGGGCAGCCGATGTCGTAGTAGATGGTGGAGCAGAAGTAAGAGTACTTAGACCAATTGATATAGATCCAGACCCTGCTGAGGATCCTGATTCAATAGCAGGCAGAAGAACAAGAGTAGTTTTAGGAGATGATACTTATACAAATCCTATTCCTGCCCCTGATACACCTACTTCTCTTTTAACTTTAATAAATCCACCAGTTGCAAATGGAGATATAACTACTCAAATTATATTATTAAATGAGGAAACAGGTTCTCCAAAGGAATTTAAAATTACGACTGATTATACAAGTGGTTCTGGAACTACAATGACTTTAACCGCACTCGCTGCTGCGTCTGGAGAAGAGAGTAATTTAAATATAACAATACCTAATAAAATAAACATTCTTAGTGAAGAAACTAAAGTAGATTCAAATACTGAAACTCACATAAATTCAAATGGGGACATTAATATAAAGAATAACAACTCAGGTGACATTAACATAGGGGATTTAGCTGATACTGCGAATGTTTATATAAAAAGTGAATTACTAAGTCAAATAGAATCTGATGGAATAATAAATCTATCTTCACCAGACATTAATATAGTATCATTAAATGGAACTATTGATTTAACATCGTTTGGAGGAGATGTTTCGATTAATTCTGATACTATTTCAGCACTCACAACTTCTACCATAGAACTTGCAGGAAGTAATATTAGTATAAAAGGTTCTGCCAGTGGACAAGGAGTTGATATAGAAGCTGAATCTGGATATGGAGGAAGAATAAACTTAATTGTAGGAGGTTCTACAAAATTTAAATTAGAATCCTCTTTAAGTACTTCGAATCAATCAATATATATGGCACCTACTGGTTTAACTTTAGGTGGAACATGGGATCAGGTTAATGGAGGCGTGCCGGCTACTGGTTTAGTAGCAGACGTCGATGTAGACTTAGGACATGGTATTAGGTTTCCACAAGGCTCAAATTCTAATTTAGGAGGAGATAGCGCAGCTGCAAATTATGGATCTGCTATAGAGCAAAGAACTTTTGCTGATTATTTTTATAATCCGGATGTTAATTTATGGGGAGCAAGTAGCACTATGAAATATGCAAGTCCTCTAAAATGTTTAAATTTACAAAATACAACATCCGGTACACCGTTTGATCCTACAACTACACCAGATGCTCCATTATGGTATAATGAAGGAGCTAGTGTTAATGGTTGGGGATCTGTAGTCGATCATCAAAGAAACTTATACAGTAATCTTATATCTTCTTCAAATTATGGTAATTTTGCATATGTAAAAACTGGTAATTTAATAAATGCATGGGGAGAGATTATAGTCGGCTCTAACACTGTAGCACCTACCGTAACACCTAATACTGGAGGAGCTTATCCAGCTGATGCACATGCAGATTATTGGTCTTATTATAGTGTAGTAGACCCTCAGTTTTCGAATACTGTTCAGTTTTCAAGAGATAGACAAGCTTTGATGTTATTATTAAATTTAGCTGGAGAGTTTCCTTATTTAAACTCTTCTAAAACAGCAGTGCACGTTGACGTACAGGTAAAGGCAGATAGTGATGGAGGATTTTTTACTGGATATGGGCATAGCTCATCTGGGCGTGGATCTGAATTTCCGGGAACTGTACCTAATCCTATCACTTCTATTGAAAATGGACTTTCACATCTCATTGATATAAAGGGAATAATTAATCCAAATTCTAATAGAATTGTATTTTTATATGATAGTATGAATCCTAATAGAAAGGAACTAGGAGATACGGGTGATGGCCAGGTTAATGACATATACACTCAAGGATTAAGCCCTTCTATGGTTTATCAACCTAATGCAGATTGGTTTCCAGGTATTACTTTAAGATTTAAGTTTACAATGCCAACTCATATAAATTCATACAATAATCGCGTTGTTAATACTTCTAATTCTTCTAATTTATCTAATATTAATGATTAATGATAATGGTTAAAAAAATAGAAATAAAGCCAATACATTTTATAGCTGTTATTTTAGTGCTTATTATAATACTAATGCATCAATGTAACAGGAATGGTAAAATAAAAGCTATTAATAAAGGTTTAGAAAATAAAGTTGAAAGAGTAGAGGCTAATGTTATTGCAAGTAAAGATAGTATTAAGTACTATAAAAATGAAAATGACTATTTAGTTAGTGAGATAAGCTCATATGAGTTTACTGCTGAAGAATTAAAAAATGAAGCAAATAATTTATATGCAAAATATGAAGATGCTTTAGGAGATATTAAAAAACTTAAAAGAGTTAATCAGTTATTAAGTGCTGAAATCAGTATTAAAGAAACTGATACGGTTTATGCATTTATTGAAAGCGATTCAGTTTTGTATTTTAATGATTCTACTGATTATGGAGATGGGAATTGGAGAAAATGGAATAGTAAAATTAGCTTGTTTGAAAAAGATAATAAATTAACAGGTGCTTTAAATAGTTTTAGCTATGAACAAGGAATTAAGTTATACTCAAGTGTTGAGGAAATTGACGGAATTAAAAAAATTAATATCGCTACAAAATATCCTGGTTTAACTTTTAATAGTATTGAAGGTATTAGTCTTATTGAAGATGAGATAAATAAAGCAAAAGAAGAAAATAAAAGTAAAGTTAGATTAGGCTTAGGTGTAGGTTATGGTTTAACATTTACTACTGGCAATTTAGTATATCATGGCCCACAGGTTGGAGTGTTTTTAACATATACACCAAAATTGTTTAATTTTAAAAGAGATAAATAAATTATGGCAGAAAGTTCAAGATATTATAAAATTGATAATGATATACTCTTAGAGGTTATCTATCATGACCAATCTGATCCTTCTTCTTATGAAATAGAAGTTGACGATAATGGTAGTGAGATAAAAATATTAGATACTGTTCAAGGAGATTCAACTCAATCAAGACATCTTATACATGAACTTGGCAGTTTAGTAGTAAACTTTGATGTAACTGAAGATGGTGCATATGTTGCCGTTGAAGGATTTGCCGCAAGAACTTTATTATTAGAAGCTGGTAAAACTTATAAATTTAATTTAAGTGCACTTTCTACTCCATCAGATTTTTCAATTACAGGTACTAACAATGGCGCAGGTTTAGTTGGAACAACATTTGTTTATATCCCTGCAAATACAGGTAATTACGAATATAAATTAACTAATTATATAGGTGGTAAAGTAACTGTTGGTAATGTTGCAAATCCATTATTTGCAACGCCAGATGAAGAGACTGGAAATAGTATAGTAACAGGCTCTGGCAGTATTGAAAGATACCATGCTGTAAAAGTTAATGAAAATAAATACGCTCTTTTAGATAGTACAGACATATTTATAGATAGTGTTGAATGGACAGGTTCTGATTCAGCAGATTTATTAGCTAGTCAAACTAATGCTACTAATGTTGTTAATACAATTAAATATGATAAAGTAAGACTTCATTTAAGGAGTGGTTTTAGTTTTGCAGCAAGAGGCTATGAAGGTTTTTTATTCGAAGTAAAAACTAATAGAACTTCAGGAGTTCAAAACTTCTTAACACAGGCTGTTTATTTAAACACATCAAGTTTTGAAATTAAAAATCCTAGACCTTTTATTTTAAGTGAAACTTTATATAGTAATTTTATAGAGATTAAATTACCAACACTAAAGAGTCAATACAGTGATTTTGAAGATTTATTCTATGACAATGGAACAGGTGCTAGTGATTTAGATACTACTTCAAATTATGATATTTCTTTAAAGTTAATTGACAACATAGAAGATACGGCTGGTATTGATTATATTTACACAGGAGAAGAAACTAATTTTATAGTTGCTAAAGAAGATGAATTCCAAGATTTTACAGTTGTTGTAGAAGAGGCAGTAGATGGAGACTACTTTGAAATATATGGTGAAAAAGATAATAGCGCTGCTGATTTTGAGGCTTATGTTATTAATAGAATAGCAACAAGTTCTGATGATATTTCAGTTATATTTGATATTATAGTAAATGAACAAATAGGTACAAGTTTTATAGAGACTTATGCGACTTCAATTACACAGACTCAAGATTTTGAAGAGCCAATTCAGTTTAGGCCTATTATAAAAAATGCAAATAATGCTGTAAGTTTTATGATTGATGTAACAATGAGAATTTATAATCAAACTGATAATACTCAAATTGTAAAAAGAGGAAGTTTAATAGGTAACAACGCCCCTAAATATGGTAAGAGATTAATGAGAGTAAATATAGCATCGAGTGCTAATTTAACTAGAGTTTACAATACTCTTCCAAATTTACAGGCTACAAGAAATGTTGCACAGGTAGTTAATGCTAGTTTACCTAAAGCTCAGGTAAAATACGCACCAGCATTTGTTGAAAGATTGAATGTTGTTGTAAATGTTGGTAATGTAACTATTGAAGATGGGCAAATAAGTTCTATTAATAATGATGAGGGATTAGAAATATCTCCATTTGATACATATATTAAGTTTAGTGTTTCTAAAATAGACAACGGTGAAAGAAAATCAGTTTCATTTACTAACTTAAAACATGTTAAACTTAATTTTGCTGATGGAATTTACTTTAACAATATTACAAGTTTTAAAGATGTTGATTTATCTAAGGGTGAAGTATTATTTAAAATAGATAAAGCTAATGCTACTAAATTACAAGGTTTAAATAATAAAAAATACTATATTTCAATAGATAATGGTAGCACTGAAACTATGGTATTTACAGGTGAATACTCGGCAATATGATTTTAGATAGTAGAAATAATTCATTTGATTTTAGGTTTCCTAGGAAATTTATACCTCAAGAAATTGTAGACAAATATAAACCTTATTTAAATAAAATACCAGGTAACTTATTTGAAGACCCTATTGATTTTATTAATTACGGAATTCAGTCTATTAATTTACCAGGAATTTCGTATGATCCAGTAAGCCAAGCAGATAACGATGGAACTGTTCGTTATTTTAGGGGAAAGGTGCCAATTCAAAATACTATTAACAGGCAGTTTACTGTGACTATGCAATTAATGGATGGCTATATTAATTATTGGATGATGACAGATATTTTGTTATATTATTATGCGCCTACTACTAAGCAAAAACATATTAATGATTTAAAATTAGGTATATTAGACGCTGAAGATCTAGTACTTGCTAATATTACTCTTGAAAAACCAATCTTAAATCAGATAAGTGAATTAAACTTAAATATGGCAGAGAACGTTGCTGAGTTTAATACATTTGATTTAAATTTTTACTACAATAAATTCCATATTAAAATTGATGTAGATTAAAAGATATATAACCTATGAAAACATTTATAGAATATTTAGAAGAAAATAAAGTTACTCAAAGAGAGATGCAACTTTTAACAGAAGGTTTTCAACAAGAATGGACTCCTGAATTGGAAGAAAAAGTAGATCAAGCTGTCGATGCTTTTTTAAATGAATACAGAGATGAAAATGGAGAATTAGACGTTGATAGATTTAATAATGAAATGACTAACGAAGGTCTTTTAGGTTCTATTGTAGGTGGTCTTGCTGGTTTTGCTTTAGGAAAATCTATTGGAAAGATGGTAGCTAAAGTATTAGGCGTACAAAAAGGAGTACTATATGATTTATTAACTTCACGACTCGTTGGAACTGCAATAGGTGCAACCATGGGTAAAAGATTTTAATATGAATTTTATCACAATTGATTTTTCTTTAAATTCTCCAGGTATTTGTGTTTTTAATAGTAACACAGAACAATATCATTTTATTTCTTATTTAAAAAGATCAGGTACAAAGAAGGCTATTAAAATGCAAGAAGACTTTGCCTTAATAGGAGGCGTTACTCTTGTCTTTCAACCTGATTGGGAAACTCATGTAGATTATTCAAGTGTTGAGCTCGCAAAAATTAAGCGATATGATATTATGTCAAATGATATTATCGAACTAATTACAAAGCACATAGATAAAGAAGACTCTTTTAAGATAGCATTTGAAGGGGTATCTTATGGTAGTTCTGCTGGGACTAATAATATTATTGATATGGCAGCCGCGGCATCTATTCTTAAGATTAAACTTCTCAAATACTTTAAGCCCGAAGACATTTTAACAATTGCTCCTTCAACAATTAAAAAACATGCGGGTAAAGGTAATATGAATAAGCTTGCTTTATGGGAAGTTTTTATAAATAATTCTACAGGTGAAAAA